TGAAAATATATATATATATTATACTTGAAATTGTTTTAATAGGATTTTTGTATAAAATAATTACAAAAGAACCAACTGAAGAACCAACTGAAGAACCAAATGAACAACCAACTGAAGAACCAACTGAAGAACCAACTGAAGAACCAACTGAAGAACCAACTGAAGAACCAAATGAACAACCAACTGAAGAACCAACTGAAGAACCAACTGAAGAACCAAATGAACAACCAACTGAAGAACCAACTGAAGAACCAACTGAAGAACCAACTGAAGAACCAATATTACAACAATCATATATATTATCACGACCAAATCTAGTTCAAATAAGTTATAGTATGATATAATTATATTTTTCTAGATCATTTTGTATTTAATAAAAGTGATTAAATAAGATACTAATAAAGTAATTATCAAATATAACCATTTAGTTTGTATGGTTAAATAAACAAGTATTATAGATAGTATTAAAACTAGGATATATGATGAAATTTTATATTCAATATTTAACTTTTTAAATTGATAATTCTGATAGTTTTCTAATATAAAATCCTTTTTTTTCCATATTTCTAAAAACCATTTTTTAAAATCACCATAATCTTTGAGAGAATTATCTTGTGGTATTGAATAACTTTCAATAATAGAAAAAGTATTACCTAGTTCTGTAGTTAATAATTCAGGCAAATATCCAGCTTTACCTTTAAAATTTTCCACAATATTAGTAAAATCAATCAAGTGTCCTAATCGTCCTTGTTCTTTTAATATATTAATAATAGTCCATATACCTTTCATTTTGGGATACAAAGTATTTTTAAAAACAGGCAAGTTATTAGTTCGAGAATATTCTTGTGCTTTTAACTGTTTATCAGGTGTGAATCGTGTACCTTCAGGCATAATAATTATCACACCTGATTTAATTTTTTTTATTGTTTTAGTTATATTATCATGATCTTGTTCTATTTTTCTATTTAATTTTAAATCTGGAGAGGAAATTAATATAAATCCAGCAGTAGGTATAAATACTACATCTTTTTTCATTACAAAAAATGGATTTCTATCATCGAATTTTTTAACTAAAGATAGATATATACCAAAATCAATTGTATTAATATGATTAGCAATAACAATATCTATTTTATTACTTTTTTGATATTCCCCTGAATAATATATAGGTGAATTAAAACAATATTGATACATTAAAGGTAATATATCCATAATAATATTTTTTGAAAAATTAGCGCTTTCTTTATTTTTTGCAACTGTATATGATGGTAATATTAATACAAGTGCCAATGTCAATGTGATAAAAAAAAAGACTATCAGTGATATAACTTTACGTGAAATTAAGCTTAACATTATATATAAATAAATAATAATTATATATAACGAACTAAGTTCAGTCAAGATTGTTTATATACATTATTCCATATTTTTGAAATAGTACTTGTTGATATATTAATTTGATAATTTTTTTCTATTAATTTTTTGGCTTTCAAAAGTGATATTGTACCTTTATATTTTTTTATATCATCAATAGCTTCTTGATTATATTTTTTATTTAATTTTTTATCCTGATGGTAATAATCCAAAATAATCCCATTGCTTGTATCTAACCATCCATTTATTATAATTTCACTTGTATCAACCATATCATGACATTTTCTACACAAGGTAACTAGATTATAATTACTATTCTTTTTAATATGTGGTTTATCGATAACCATATTATTAGTACAATCTTTTTGGAAATTAATATGATGGGTTTCTAATTCTTTTTTAGCATGACAAAAATAACATTCTATCATCCAATTATTTTTATTATAATTAGATTGTTTCACAGATATATCTTCATATTCATTTTCAATTTCCTTTGTCCTTAGATTAAAATGGTCATTTTTCATTAAATATTTTGCTACTTGGACCCCGTAATATTTCTCTCCTTGTCCTTCTGTTAATTCACGATTATATACTAGACTTTGATTAATATCATCATATTCGACTTTCAAGTGCATTGGTTTTACATGTTTTAAATTTACTACACATGGTAATTCAGCAATCATATGTAAATGTGTTGCTGTTATAAAAGATGTATCAGATTCTGATAATGTTTCTAACATATATGCTACAATTATATTAGCAGATTTTTCTTCAGTCCCCCGACATATTTCATCGCCTAAAACTAGAGTTCTATTATTATTACGTTTAAGTATAGCCATTAATTCTACCATTTCTACCATAAAAGAACTCATCCCACGAAAAATATTATCATTGCCACATATTCTTGTAAATAAATTAGTATATGGAAAATATTCAAACTTAGTAGCCGAAACAAAATATCCAATTTGTGCTAAAATAATATTTAGCCCTATTGCTTTCATTAAAGTTGACTTACCTGAACTATTAATTCCATATAATAAAATTCCATTTAAATCTTTTCCAATAGATAATGTATGTGGATGATATTCTGTATCCTGGTTTATTATTTCAACAATTGGGTGTCTCATATTCTCTACATCAAAAAATGATTTATCTGATGGAATAATATTTGGTTTACAATAACCAAATTTATGAGAACACAAAGCACCAGAATTAATAAAATCAAGAAAACTAATTTTATCTACAAAATAATTTAAAGCATCTATGAAATTATTAACTATCTCTTTTATTTCAAGATAGAATGCAACTTTAGTTTCTTTAGCTAACATGTTTTTTAGTTGAACCACATTAGTCGAAATAGTTTTCATTTCTTTACAATAAATTTTAGTATAAGTTGAACGTGGCATATCAATAAATTCTAAATCATCAAATTTAATTTCCGTTTTCCCAATTTTAATTATTTTTTGTTTCTTGAGACTATCAATTAATACCTTACATCTTTTCTGTGTTACCATTAAATAATGACCATCTCGATCATTATATTTAAGAGTAATTAATTTATTATCTTTTTTCATAAAACGTTTTTCTGCATTACTCATAATAACCTTTTCTAATTCTTTAATCAAATAATCCATAAAATTCTCTCCAAGTTTAATATTTTCTTCTAATTCTATTAATCTAGGATATTTATCAGACTTTATAAAGTTAAAGGATTCTTCTTTATAATTAAGAAAATTCAATTCCATAATATAATCAACATTAAATGTATTATCAATATATTGTGTAAAACCATTAATTTTATCAATATATTCTTTTTTATAATCAAGATCTTGATACAACTTTTTATATTTTTTTATGCTATTGATTGTTTTTATTATTTGATCAATTGACATGTAAACATTAAAAAGTTCCATGGGATGAATATTACCTAATTCCATTCGACGATTTAATTTTTGTAAATCAGCTATATCAATTAAATTATCACTAATTTCTTTATGCAAATTATTTTCTAAAATTTGAGAAATTATATTATATCTGTAATTTATAGCATCCATATCTATTAACGGATTTGAAATAGAATTTTTCAAAAACCTTTTTCCTAAAACAGTTCTAGTAAAATTAATAATATTAAATAGTGTTTTCGGTTTGGTAGGATGAGGAATAACATCTAATTGGTCCAATGCTTTATTGCCAAGAAAAAGTTTTGTTTTACTAGAAAAATATAATGGTTTTTTTAGTCTTTGTAGTAGCATTTGTTGATGATTTTTTGTATATTCTAATAGAGCTACTAATGATAATCTAGCTAAATTATAAAAGTTAAGATTAAGGTCTTCGATACAGGATAAATTAGAATGATGATTATAAATTGATTCAAGTAAATTAGTTTGGTATTTAATATTTGATAAAGTAGTTATATTTTGAATTTTATATAATTGATGTTCATCTTGAGATAATCCCAAGTATGAAATAATATCATTTAATGTCATGTTATTAATATTTTTTTTCTGTTCTAAATATTCTGTTAAGTTTTTAGTACAATCAAAAATAACTTCACATGGTGGATAATTTTCTAAAAATCTAATAGCATCATCTAATGCATACATTGGGTCATGAGCTGTAGATACCGTTTCATATACACTTCCATTACCAGTAGTTAAATCATATGCTGATATACCTATACATAAAATAGGTATTTGATTTTGTTTTATTGATTTCGTTTTTAATGCATCGATAATTATACAAATAAGATTAGTTGATTTAGTTGTAGAATAGTTGGTATTTTTTTGTAAAAAAGTTGTTGGTGAATATATACCAGTTACTTCACGTTTAGGATTAGGTGGTTCAGTTGTTTGGTCAATAATAACAATGGTATAACCAAAATTAACTAATTTTTCAGTAAAATCATCTATTACATAAATAGGAAATCCCATCATTCGTGGATTTGAACGTGATAAAGGTTTATTTTTATTTTTTTTAGTAACAATAATATCTAACTTTTCACTTAGAATAAATAAATCAAGTCCTTCATTATCAGTCGCATAACATTCATGAAATGAACCAACCTGCATTAAAATAATAGTTTTATTACCATAAATCTTGGCATAAAAGTTATGAATATCAAAATAATCTTTTACAAAAATTTCTTTTTCGTAGTTCATTGATATTTATAGAATCTATCTCTTAATATATTTTATCTAATTTATTAATATGATAATGGAAACTTTTAGTAATGGAAATATGGATGATGATATTTATTCCATCTCAGCATGTGATTCCGCAACATCAATATATACAACTGAGGACCGAGAAAGTAACCATGATAATATAACAGATTGTATATATAATGTTGATGAGTTTGAAAAACATGTAGTGGTTAATACTCGAAATAATGATTCAAATAGTGAAACTATTAAATTAAAATTAAATGATATTAATTTTGATTGTAATATGAATGAGGTGATAAATACTTCATTTTATGATATAAACCAACTTAATAATATTCCTTTTAGTGATATTTACAATATCATTAGCATGTCTCAGATGATTATATTTATTGATAATTATAAATTAACTAGTATTAAATCTAAAAAGTTTTTTTCATGCTTTAGAAAAAGAAAGAATATTCTTGAAGTAGAATTCCCAGGTTGTACGTTTTTTCCTTTTGAATATATTAGTAAATTAAAAAAAGATATTCATATTTTGAATAATAATATTTTGAATGCAGAATTAAAAAATCAAAAAATTTATAATAATGATGAAATTTGTTATGGATTGTGTTTTGACGAAGGTGATATATTTAAAGATTGTTTATATAAAAAAATGGAAATTGTAGATAAAATACTTTATGTTCCAATAACTAAATATCAATTAAGACAAACCGAATATCGTATCCGTGGATTCTGTCAAATTGTGGAAGAATTGGGGGCTAAGGAAATAGAAATTAAATTTCAAAGAAATGATAGTAAAATAAAAAAAACTAATATTGAAACAACTATTGGTTCAGATATAGAAATGATTGCTGGTAGTTTAGGGTTATCTAGTAGTAAAAGCAGTTCAGAAGAAGAAGCATATAATTATACTTTAAAATATCCTGATAATAATACAATTTTATTAAATGAAAAAGCATTAAGAAAAAAGATAAAGAAAAAGAAATTTATTATAAGCGAAGCAATTTATAACTCTAATTTAGAATTACAATATGTAATTAGGTCTAGATGTAGACATTTTATAACAAAATATTCAACTGTTTTTACATTTGATAATAGTACAATTATAGATAAAGCCCTTGCTACAAAATTTAAAATATATAATATAGATATTGGGTTTAATTTAGATACACATAAAACAAAAAAATATTATTTACAAATAATAACAGATGTAATTTTCTCTGATCAAACAGATTATTGTAATAATTTAAATGGTTATAGTGTTAGTTTAGATAAAATTGGTTTTCATTTTCTTATAGATTCTTTAAAGAATGGAGACGATTTTACAGAAAATGGAATTTATAAAATAATGGTATTTATTAATTTATATATTGAAAAAGTATTGAAACATGAAAAGAAAATAGAATATAAAAAAGTAGTAAATATTATGAAAAAAATTAAAAAAAACTTGACCATAAAAGAATATGCAGAACTATTATGTAATTATTTTAATAAATCATCTCATTGGATACATTTTACCAATTTTATTGATTTACTATCAAATAAAACTCAAAGTTATGATAAACTGGGTTATTTAATTATTGTTAATCAAATGGATATTAGTTTAACAGAAAAGATTAATATATTAATACGCTTTATTCAAGAAAAATGTATTGAAAAAAAAATAGAAAATAAGTTTTGGAAAATGTTAAAACCTCATAAACCAAGATTATCTTATTTTTTACGTAATAAATTATTATGTCAATATAATTTTATTAATTGTTTTAATTGGTATAGTCTAAACAGTCTTATCAATAATATTAGTTTATATACGATTGATTTTTCTAACTTAACTGATGAAGCTTATTTGATAGCATTAAAACAAAATATGGATTTAGGGTATAGATATTGGGAATTTTATAATAATATTGTCCCATATATAATTAGAACAAGTCAGTCCATCCATTACAAGTCTAAAGAAGATTACTATTTATCAACATTATTAGAAGGTTCATTAAATTATGAAAGTTTTACCATATCCAAAGTAAATTCATTGAATGATTTAGATCAATATCTAAATAAAAAAGTCGATCGAATTAAATTAGCATATAACATGATCGATGATTATAAAGCTACCATACAAAATTATACTAGTAATACCGAAAAAGATTTACGCACATGTTATGGTTTATTAAATGATTTTATTTTATCTGAAAAGTTTTCAAATGAATATGGATATTTTAATAAAAAATTAAACATGCTTTTAGGAGAAAATAATGATTTAGAAAGACATCAAACTTTGGTAAAATTTTTAGAGGTTAAAAACGAGGATGGTAATATTTGTAATAATTTAACAATTGACGGCATAGCATATGATGTAATTAAAAGATTAATTATCTATAATGAAAAGTTAAATATTACTGGCATACCACCAAATTATTTAGGTTTCGATTTGGTATTAACAAGATATAAAAGTGGAATAAAAGAATTAGAATATGAAAGAATAGTCAAACCCTTTATTAAAAAATTAATAAAGACATTGGCTGAAACACAATTTTGTATTAATAGTGAAGAATATAAAATTATATTAGATATAGATATATTTGATAAAATAACATTAGAATATTTTAATAATAATTGTCAAATATATTATAATTTAGTTATAAATTTAGTTAAATTTATTAATGAAATAGTTCATTTTAAATTTGATGAGACTATATCAAGTGGATTAATTCTTTAATATTCTTCTAATTTATGACGGATATAATCCATAACAAGAGAATATTGAATTTCGAGGTCATACCAATTAGTATTACCACGTCTGACAAATAGACGTAATAAATTATATACAATATTGTATCCTTTTTTAGATTTTTTTAATACTTTTAGATGTTTTTTTAATTTTCTATCTGAACCTCCTTCAATTCCTGCAATTAATTCTTTTAAAAAGAATTTGGTTGCTTTTTCTCGTAAATTTTTATCATTATTAACATCTTGAAATCTACTATAACTTGTAATAATAGGAGGTGCTGGATAATATTGATGTTCATCTGTCACAATCGTTGTTGGTTCAAATGAAGGTATAATAACTGTTGGATCTGCGTATACTACCATATAATATGATTTAGAAATTTAATATATTTAATTTCTAAAAACATTTACAAAATTTTCTTTTAGGAGCATGTTTTTTATTAAACGCTTCTATATCAACAGTTGTATCATCATCTACTGTTGTCCAAATTTCCCAATGACAACCAAAATCATCAAAAGGATAAAGACAATAACCTTTTTTTCCCCAACCTTTTCCCCATGTATTTCTAATAATGAAACAATCTTCTTTGTAACCAACAACAGTCATTGCATGTCCCCCAATTGGTTTTTGTCCTTTATATAATGGTTTCCACATTTCAGTTGTTTTACTATAAGTTGGAAATGAAATATAACAAGGACCATATAGAACAAGTGCGGTTTTTAACCCTTTTAAAGTATTTATTCTAGCATATGCTTTAATTTTTAAATGAGCTGCTAAATCATAACACTCATTTGGTATTTTGGAAGGTTTTAAAAATATTCCGTGTTTTAATAATATTTCAGAACATATACCATATTTTGATAATATTTTCATAACATCTCTTCCATACATTCCTTCAGTAGATTGATTTACTCGATTATTATAAATAAACATTGGTGATAAATAGTTTCTATAACCTATATCTTTTCTTTCTTGGTATTCTTTAATACAAGAGGCAGTATGTGCGGCACAAGTTCCTAAACTACCTTGGTCTCTAATAGCAGTAAGATAAACCCGATAATCTACTTTAGCAGGTAAGTCTTGTTTATAATTTAATATGGATTCTAAAACCCAATCTCTATTATCATCAGGTGATTTAGTAGTAACTAATTCATTACTGAATGTAGTCATCTGTATATAATATTTTAGAAATTAAAACATAGGTTAACATATATGAAAGTGATGCATGATTGTATAATCGCTTTTACAGTTTATTCTATATTTTTTATTAATTTAGGAAATACATGTTACCGAATAGATTCTACAGGAATACATAGATTTTCTTTAATACCATTATTTACCAGTGGATTTACTGGTCCAATAATAACAATATATAATTTAACAATTACAGGTAATATAATACCATTATATCATTATATCAAATATGAAATTACTAATTTGGCAAATCCTTATACGGCATTATATTTAACAAATTTAATATCTCGTGTTATAAATGCAAATTTTTAACCTTTTGATTGTTTATGCAAATACTTTTTAAGGTCTTTACCTAAATCAAATATAAAATCATCACGCTTAATAGTATTTAGCCAATCATTTATAAATTTATCAATTAATGATTCTAATTTATTTGTATCCATATGAGCTCGGTTTAATTTACTCCAGTAATTACTAGCTAATTTTTGATATATTTTACTGATTAATTTATTATAATCTGTAACTGTATCAAAACTTGCATTTAACCATATATTAATTATTCGATTAATATAATTAAAGGGCATTTTATCTTCTATTTGTTTGTCTACCCATCTGGTTAAATCATCGACTGACCTTATATTATACATATCTAATATTTGTTGTATGTGTAAATTTAAATAAGGTAAAGCCATAAAATTTTGAATATCAATATGTGTATTTTTTTCTTTACAGGTGTTTATAGAATAACCTAATTTGTTATTTTCAGAATTATGTAATCCACTAGGATATATATCTGTTGTGCCAAGATTTTGTCGTACTTCTAATGTAATAGGATGGATATAGAAACTACCTGGTTTAACACGATCACCTAAACATTTAATTTTTCTAGTACTTTCGTATTTAGACATTATTAAATAACATGATATTTTTTATTTAAAAGATTATTATGTATCATATCAATAAATGAGTGATATGTCAACATCGAGTTTAGAATCTGACTATTCTAGTTCGAATTATTCTACAGATTCAAATAATTCACAAGAAAATAACATTGATTTAAATGGTGATATAATTAATAACTATAATATTATAACAGAATTAGGTAGGGGGGCATATTCAATAGTATGGTTAGGATTTTGTATTAGTGATAGTAAATATTATGCAATTAAGGTACAAAATCCGGATGATTATTCTGAAGGTAAAGATGAAGTGAAAATGTTAAAAAAAATACCATCAAGAGTTAAATATATTAATCGATTAGTTGATTATTTTGTAGAAGAAAGATTTGTCAATGATGAAACTAGAAAATTTATATGTTCTGTTTATGAATTATGTTGTGGTAACTTGGATGTTTTATCAAGAAAAGGGAAATATAAAAATGGATACCCTTTACCTATTGCCAAAGAAATATTTAGACAAATATGTGAAGGGTTAAACGTGTTACATAATGACCTAAAAGTTTTACATGGAGATATTAAGCCAGATAATATCTTACTATGTGGTATAAACAAACGGGATGAAAAATATATTGAATGGTATAACAAAGCTGATTTTCTAACAGTATATAGTCAAATAAAAAAACAATATTGGATTCAAAAAGGTAACGATATTAAAAATATAAAAAAAATGGATCCACGAGATAGATTACGTATTAGAAAAGAACTTCATAAATCTATTATCTTCAAAATGGACGAGAATAAGGAAAATCCTTATCATTTTGACGAAAAATATATAAAAGATTTGACTGTTAAAATAACAGATTTTGGTACCTTTTGTCCAGATACAGAAGTATTTGAAGAAGAATTTGGTACTCGTTATTATCAAGCTCCAGAAATTATATTAATGGGAGATTGTACAAAAAAAGTCGATATTTGGGCACTAGGATGTACCTTATATGAACTTGTTACAGGTGAACTTTTATTTGATCCTCATAGTGATCGATATCATGATACCGACTTTTATCATCTTGAAATGATGATTAAACTATGTGGTCGTTTTTCTAAAGATTTTATTAAAGACACACAATATGGCAGAACATTTTTCGACAAAAAATGTCGTTTAAAAGAAATGCAATCCCTGGATTGCAGTTATACTAAGGAAGAGCTTAGCAGTATAATTAGCAATAAATTATTAGAACACAACATTGATGATAAAGCCCTTACAGCTTTGATTGTATCAATGTTGCAACTTTTACCCTACAAACGGGTAAAAATACAAGATATTTTGGGTTCCGGGTGGTTAACCGTATAATGAACCACCACCACCACAGTTCCCGGTGTCGCCATAATCCCATCCATCACCAGCAAGGGTGAGCGTCTTATGTTCAAGAAATTTGAGCGTCAACATAGCTAATTCTATTTATAAACCTCCTAAATAGTATTAAAATTTCAATTTTTTTTACACATGTGTGACATTTAAAACGCCGTTTTTAATTGAGTAATAAACCCTCTATTAATGTTTACTTTTGAGTGTTTTGACATTATAAATTTATAAGTCTCATCAAATGTTTTATTATATTTTTTCATTATATAATATATTATTGTTGAAACAGACCTAGAAGCTCCTGCTAAACAGTGAATGAGAATTGTTTTATTATTATATTTTTCTATATAATTATATACAATTTCACATACTGGTATTATATTTACTTCTGGTTTATCTTCTATCGGTATAGATAAATAATCTATATTAGGATGTTTAATATTATTGTTAATTAAACTAACAACACAATCTATCTTATTTAATAATTCTTGACAGTTGGTACTAAATATATCACCAACATAAATATTATCAATTATATAGGAATATGAATTAAAGTTCATTATATATATAAATTAAATTCATAATGTAATGTAAACGTATTATCAGCATTTTAAATCTGCGCGGGTGTAAATAATAAATAATTGTATCCAGACATTGATTTTATTTATAATAAAGCAATCATGATTGCATAAACCCTATGCAATGCTATGCATTGGAGTTATTATAACAAAAACCTAAGGTTTTTGTTATAATAAAAATTGATATAATTATATAAAAACGCAAGTATATATATAGTAATGGCTAAAACCGAGAATACTGATTCTGATATATCTAGTATTGATACTGAGGATGTTGCTTATTCTGATACTCCGTCTGAAATATGTTTATTAGATAAAGTATTACAATCTTCCGAAATCAATAATAAATATATTATAGTAAATCCCAAGGATAGAATAACTAAAAATAAATTAACTAGATATGAGCTTGTTCGCATAATCGGCGAAAGAACTAAACAATTAACTATGGGAGCTAAACCTCTAATAAAAATAAAAAAAGAATCTGATGAATTAAATTATAAAGAAATAGCAATGGAAGAGTTAAAATTAAATATGACCCCATTTAAAATAAAACGTTTTGTTAATAACACATATGAAATATGGAAATTAGACGAACTAGATAAATCTCATCTACAGTCTTTTTTTTAATTATATCAAATATCCCAACTATTAAAACACACTGAACAAATATAGGTTACATTATAATTATCTTTATTTTTGTAATAAACCGCTTCTTTATTAGTATCATCTTTATGTGTAATACAATTTATATTTTTACAAGTATAATCTTTTGTTCTTGGAAGAATAGGATTGAGCATAATTAATTTATTATTTTCAATTGATGCATATACTGTTTCGTCATCTTTTAAATTTAATTGATATAATCTAATTGTTTCATTTATATTTTTAGTAAAGTTACAATTAAGACATTTGAATATAACATTACTCAAAATATGATTATCAAATAATTTATTTAATTTCTTTTTGTTATTACTTGATAATTTTTTATACTTGTTATCCTTTTCTAATTCTTCTTTACTGAATTTGGCAATATAATTTGATAAGTTTCCTTTATCTTTTAATAATTCAAATGCTGATGAAACTGTATCTAAATGTTTTCTCGTATCTTGGCTATTAGAAGATTTGGTAATATCAAAAGAATAATTACATTTTGGACAAAAATACATTAATATATAATATAATATATTTTAAAATCATTTAATCAATTTTTATTTTTATTTTTATTTTTGTATGCAGATAACAAGTCCTGGTATCTGCATTTGTTATAGAATTAAACATATAATACACTTAAAATTAATGAATAACAAAACTCAATTACGAATAGTAAATGATATTATTAAATTTAAAGAAAGTAAATTTGATGCTTTGTATATTAATTTTGATAAAGATAATATCAGTAAAATTTATGCTATGATAATTGGTCCATCTAATACTCCATATTTTGGTGGGTATTTCTTTTTTGAAATATGTTTCCCAGATAATTATCCATATAGTCCACCAAAAGTTAAATTTTTAACAATAAATAATAAAGTAAGATTTAATCCAAATTTATATAGTAATGGAAAAGTATGTTTATCTATTTTAGGCACATGGCCAGGTCCTAAATGGGAACCCGTAATGACCCTAACATCGGTTCTATTATCTATTCAATCTTTATTAAGTGAAACTCCATTACGGAATGAACCTGGTTTTACTAATATAAATATGAATGATATAAAATCAATAAATTATAATAATTATATTATTTATAATACATATGAATTAGCTATTTTAAATGTTTTAAATAAACATTTTAAAGTTAGTAAATTATTTAAAAATGAAATAATCCAGAATTTAAATTTAAATTATAATAAACTAAAAAATGATATATTATCATATAAAGAAATTCTAGGAAAACATTTAATTCATTCACTTATATATTTTAGTGCACTCGAATTAGATTTCGCTCTATTATGTACCAATTTTTTAGAAAGTACAGAAAAGTATATTTCAGACGATAAGATGGAATAATATAGTTTTTTATTACAAATAGATTACACGTATAGATGGTTTACTACCATAATTGACTGATAGAAAAACACTTAAAAATTTGAAAATAAAAATATTTAAAAAAATCATTCTTATCATAATATAATGACAAATAAAGACAGCGTTAAAAAAATAAAGCTAAAATTGGAAGAACTTTTGAATGAACATCGTACTGCGAAAGGACAAACAGATTATACCCACTTGTCATTAGGTGGTATTTGTTTTCCTGGTAAATTTACTTTTAATGATAGCAAGAGTAAAAGTAAATTAGCTAAATATTTAGGCAAAGCTATGAATTCAGGATTAATATATTCAATAGCTGAAAAGCCGAAAGAATATGGACCTTTAAAAGTAGATATTGATATGAATTATCCAATTGACCAGCATGATAATAAACGTTTGTATAATGATGACATGATTATACAACTTATTTCATTGTATCGAGATACAATAAAAAAATATTGTTCAATAGTTGATAATGAATTAACATGTTGTCTATTTGAAAAAAATAATTTTACTGAAAAAAATGGTGAAATAAAAGATGGAATTCATATGATATTTCCATATATTACATTGCATTATAAAATTAGACATTTAATAACAAATGATGTTAGTACACAAACTACTGAAAGTGGTATGTTTGAACATTTATCTAATCCTTGTGTAATCGATAGCGCTGTTGTTAACAATAATGCTTGGATGATGTATGGATGTGCTAAACCAAATAATCCATTCTATAAATTAACAAAAGTGTATGATGTAGATAATAATTTAATTAATAGTAAAACACTTGGTAACTCAACAGAATTGATTAAATTATTTTCCTTACGAAGTAGTAAATGGTCTGAATTAAATGCTACATTATTAAATAATGATATTAATGACGAGTTTGTTAGCCAATCATTTAGTGATTTAGGTATTGAAAAGGATAAATCAGAAACTGTATTTGACGATATGATACCTGAAGACAAAATAGATATGATAGAAAAGGCTATCAAAATAGTTGACATGTTAAATGTAAAACGAGCCCATGATTATCATACATGGATAAGAGTTGGATGGGCATTACATAATACAGATAAAAGTTTATTATCATCATGGATTGGTTTTTCTAAAAGGTCAAAGAAATTTCAACCAGGTGAATGTGAGCGCAGATGGAGAAACATGCGCGATGATGGATATACAGTTCGTTCTTTGATGTTATGGGCTAAAGATGATAACCCCGACCAATATAATGAATTTATTAAAGATGACTTTAATAAACTACTAAAAAAAAATGCTGTGAATAACACTTTCATGATTGCCAAGGCATTACATTGTAAATATTTTGATCGATTTGTATGTGTAAATCCTCGTGATAATATTTGGTATCATTTTAGAGAACATAGATGGCAAAAATGTTCTAATGGAGGTTATCTAATTACGTTGATGTCAAGTACATTTTCTGGTAATTATTGTAAAGCAGCAGGGGAATGTAGTCACAAAGCGAACAAAGCTCAAGGTGGAGATAGAACGAAATTCCTTAATGACGCAATATTATTTAATAAAATTGCTGATAATTTGATGGATATTAATTTTAAAGAAAGGTTGATGAAAGAAGCAAGATATCTATTCTTTGATGACAGATTTTTAGAACGACTTGATGAAAACAAAGATTTAATATGTTTTAAAAATGGCGTATATGATCTCAAGTTACGATCTTTTAGACCTGGTCATCCAGATGACCATATATCAATGTCAACAAATGTTCATTATGTAAAATGGAGTGATAACAACCCATATGCAAAACCAATAAATCAATTTTTTGAAAAGGTCTTAATTAATAAAGAGGTTAGAGAATATTTTTTGAGTCGGATATCAACATGTGTATCTGGTGAAAATCGTGAAGAAAAGTTTTATTTTCTAACAGGTTCTGGTTCTAATGGTAAATCTCTTACTTTTTCATTAGTTAGTGAAGCATTAGGAGATTATTATATATCATGTCCCATTACTATTATTACTAGAAAACGAGGGGCAGCTAGTAATGCATCTCCCGAATTAGCAAGATTAAAAGGACCACGATGTGGTGTATTTCAAGAACCTGGTTTAGATGAACAATTAAATATTGGTATTTTTAAAGAATTATCTGGTAATGATAGATTTATGGTAAGAGGTTTATATAAAGAACCAATCGAGGTTAAACCCCAAGTAAAATATTGGTTAACTTGTAATGATCTACCAGAAGTTCCATCAGATGATGGAGGAACATGGCGACGTATTCGCGTTATTGATTTCTCATCAAAGTTTATTGAAACTCCAGACTCAAATAATAAAAATGAATTTTTACTTGACGATACTTTGAAAACTAAAATAAGTAACTGGGCTCCAGCATTTGCTAGTTACTTGATACATCTATATACTACTACATATGATGTGGAAGAAAAGATTCCTGAACCAGAAGCTGTTAAACTAAGCACCAATCGTTATCGAAAAGAACAAGATGTTATTCGTGAATATTTCGAGACTAATTTACAAGTGAGTGATAATAAGAAAGATATCATTAAGAAACGTGATTTGTGGACACACTTTAGATTATGGTATAAAGAAGGACGGGACCCTTCTAGTATTCCTAAGAATAAAAAATTATATGACTTTCTTGAGAATGAATTAAAAATTAATTATACTCAAAGTGGATGGAAATGTATCAAGTTTAGAGTCGAAGGTTCAGAAAGTGAACATGAAGAAAGTAGTAACGAATTAGATCTAGATTTATAAATAAAAATCTAATTAATTTTAATGATTACTTTAATATTTGAAAGTTTATTAGTTGGATTTATCACATTACTTGTAGGACATATGGCATTTAATCTAACTGTCAATAAACGTAATAAAGATCAAAAAATTAAACCAATAGGCATAAATATTGCCTTCTTTATAACGGGTTTTTTAATACATTTAGTTTTTGAATATATCGGATTTAATAAAATGTATTGTGATAAAAGATGTCGGTCCACAATAAATATTTTATCGAAATAACCATTTAAATAAAATTGTTAATAATATTAGTAATATTTTTCATATAAGAAACAAAGCCCATATGTACACCGACGTTAATAGTTTTTTTTTCTGTAATAATATTATTTAATTTTTTTATAAAATGAATATATAGTCCTATTTTAAAAGGTACTGAAGATTTAATTAAATTTGTAGTATTAATTACTTCAATCCATAATTCCAGTAATTTTTGAATATCTATTTGTTGACTATTTAAAAATAATATATTTGTGTTAATAATTATTTTATCAATACATTTTTCATTTAAATTAAGTTGTATCGATAAATCTAAGCATTCTAATTGTGTCAATATATTTTTTCTTATTTTTTTATTCATATCAAAGGTAATATAATTTAATAATTGATAATATACTGAATAGTTATCTTTATTCATATATAAAATTAAGACTAATGCTTTAATCAAATTTAATGTTAATTCATCATTTAATATTTTTTTTGTATACATTAAATGTAGCAAGTCAAGCAATTTATTACTTTCTTCTTTTGAGATAAAAATATCAAAAATGTTCTTAAATCTATTATATATTTTCATTTATATACATCTAGAATTTTTAATGTTGTTTTTTTTTTCTCCAGTAGTATTAACATCTAAATATATACTGTTTTTTCTATAGATTATTATTTTAATAAATAATCTATAGAAATTTTCTTTGCTAATATAAATGGAGGAATGTCAAATTTGTTACTGTTTGTCTTCTAATACTGATTGGAAGCGTCTTTCTTGTCAACACAAACTCTGCTATCTATGCTACTTAAAATTACAACAACAATTGTGTCCTTTTTGTAGAAAAGAATTCATATATACTAAAATAGATATAGCTGAAAGACAAAAAAGAATCAATCCTAGATCGTATAGACCTTACACTCCTCCAGCACAATTAACTAATATTGAATCATTTATGACACAAGACATATATAATCCTGAGTCAAATACTATACGTACTCGTTCACGTAGAAATAATGCGATTACATCGCTAACAACCGAACCAAATCTACCATATTCAAACTTAAATCGTAAGCGATTTAGAAATCGTCGACGTAATTTAACATTAGAAGAAATTAGTGAACGTCGAACGATGATTCGTAAAAGATGTAAACAAAAATGGGAGAGAAAAGAAGGACGTTTAAATAAAATGAATCTAAATTAACTCTGGTGCACCGTCTTCATCTTCGGTATCTGAGCCGTGTCCTGCTAATTCGATATTAGATAATTGTGTTTGGGTATTATCTTGCCGTAAATTCATATTCATAGGTTCAATTCCCAAAAAATCACCAAGGGAACTGAAATATCTTTTAAGTGCAATATCAGCTTTACTATCATTACTTACTTGTCCAATATTTCCGGTAATAGTACTGATTTGAGTTGTATATTTACTTGGATCATTAATTACTTCATCAGGTGATGGAACATTAAAATTAAATTGTTTAATGAGGTTATGATAACTTTGAAATATTTTTTTGGGAATACATCTTTTAAGAGAATTTAATTTCTGTTTATTTTTATTTGACCGATTATACTTGGCATCTCGTAATCGTTGTCTTAAAACCATCTTCTTTTCTTCTTTATCCTGTTGTTCTTTATTCATAATATCAACATAATAAACATCATCTTTTAATTTAAATTTAAATACATTATCTTCTTTGAAATATTTAGCTGGGTCTAGTGTTTGGTCTTTTTCACACTTACGCAAATCTCGTTTAAATCTAATAATGGCCTGTTTAGATATAAAAGCTGCTTTGTCTCCTGTAATGTTAACACTTTGAGTTTCTGACATTAATTAGTAATATAAAATATTGTTTTAATACTATATATAAATCAATTTTTATTTTGTAGTTAAACATCTTAAAAAATACTTTTGCATATAGTTATAATGGTAAAAGATACAAAATTATATGATAGGCTAGGCGTTAGTCCCACAGCTACAGATTCAGAGTTAAAAAAAGCATATCGTAAATTATCAATGAAATGGCATCCGGATAAAAACCCAGATAATAAACAACAAGCAACTGATAAATTTGCTGAAATAAATGAAGCATATGTCATATTAAATAATTCAGAAAAAAGACAAATGTATGATACGATTGGTATTGATATGTTAAAAAATGGCACAGAAGGTCCATCTATTGATCCAAATCAAATATTTGAACAATTTTTTGGAGGTATGGGAGGTATGGGAGGTATGGGAGGTATGGGCGGAATGGGTGGTTTTGGATTTCCTTTTGGTAATATGGGTGGTGGTCAAAGACAACAACAACAAGAACATTGTGTAATAGAGAAAAGAGTTAATCTGTCAGATATATTTAATGAAAAAAAGATTAATATAAATTATAATCAAAAGAATTATTGTAAAACATGTGATGGTAATGGAACTAAAAATAAAAATGAAGCAAAATGTACCGAGTGCAAAGGCAAAGGACAAAAAGTTCAAACAAGAACAATGGGCCCAATGGTTCAACAGATGGTTATACCGTGTAATAAATGTAATGGTTCGGGTTTATACATTGAAGCAAATAATAGATGTGATGATTGTGCTGGTAATAAATTTATAATTAAAAACAAGCAAATCGACCTTCCTTTAAAAAAGGGACTTTCTGAAGGCAATCAAATTAAATTAGTTGGCAAAGGGCATAATTTAAAATCTGGTAAGACAGATTTGATTATAATAATTAAAGAATGTGAAGACCAAGTATTTAAACGTAACGAGTCTGATTTGCATACGGAATTACACATTAAATTATACCAAGCATTATTTGGTTTTAGTAAAGTAATCCAACATTTAGATAATAGAAAACTTCTTTTGAAATATAATAAAGTTATTAAAGGAGATATAGTTTTAATGATACCAAATGAAGGTATGTATGATTTACATGGAAATAGGGGTAATTTATTTGTTCATATAACTATCGATTTTCCTAATATAAGCATATTGGAAGAGAATGAAAGAAATATTTTAAGAAAAATATTAACCAAAACAGAAATTAAGGAATATCAAATAGAAAATAAAGTTATAGAAGAAGCCGATACATTACATACTGTTAAATTAAAAGAAGTAAATTATACTCAACACGAAGAAGATGGAGATCAGAAAGAGGGACAACCCAATTGCGTCCAACAATAATTTTTATTTTTGTATAAATCTATCTTATTATATATAATGAAAATTTATATTCTAAGACATGAAGATAGAACACAAGATGCTACTTTTTTTGCACCTTTAACAAAAAAAGGTTTAGAGAATGCTGTCAAATTAATTAATACTTTGAGAGATGAAAACATAGATATTATTTATAGTTCTCCATTTATCAGAACTTTGCAAACAGTTTATCCATTTGCTAAAAATCGCAGCAAAACAATAAATCTTGAATATGCATTGGCAGAAATCCAACATCCTCATCTAATTCCAGAAAAATCATATCAAGTTTCTTTACCTACTTATATTGCTGAATCATTTAATTATAATTCTAAATATACCAGTACAATGGAACCTGAAAATCACATATATCCTGAAGATGAAAAAAACGTAACAGTTCGAGTAAAGAAATTACTAAATAAAATAGTAAATGAAAATGTGACATCCAGACGTAATATATTATTAGTATCACATCAAGCTGTTTGTAATGCTATGCTTAAAATAGCTACTAAAGATATGACGGATGTTAACATTGAGTATACTTATAATTATCCTCGAGGTGGGTTAACTAGAATATTTAATGAAACTGAGTGGGATTTTAAACCCATTAATTGGAAAGAATAAAATCAGATGCTCTGGCTTGCAGTTATTGTAATATAAAATGAACCATATCGTATTATATATATATAAATAATTTATATATATATATTTAATATGACAGAATTTCAAGAATTAATTACCAAATTAGATCAATTTAAATATGATTTTATTAATGATATATTTAAACAAGAAATAAAAAAGGTAATCATTGAATTATATCCCAAATTAAATCGAATAGATTTGAATATACTTCAAAATCTAACTATTTATTTAATAGAAGACATATCAAAAAGATATCATTTTGAAAAAAGAGCGAAATATTATTTACAATGGAAAAAAAATAATAGTCAAGATATATTAGCTGTATCACTAATGTTATTGCCATTTATTAATGATAAAGATAATGATAAAAGATGGTATCATAATATGATAGATTTGAATCAAATCCTATATAATCATATCGAAAATGATATACCCGATAGTATTTTACAAAATGAAATAACAAAAGTATTAAAATCTGATATGTCATTTAGTAATTTTAGTATTGGTTTATTAAATGAAAATAAATCAAATTCTGCTTTAGAATTAATTGATAGTGAAGGGACTAAATTAATTTATCATATCTTGCATCATAATTTTTGTTCTATTTTAGAGACACTTAAAATAACTAATGGTAAATTATATATTAATTGGTTAAATATTGTACCTGTAGTAGACTATAAGAGAACAAAAATATATGAAACAAGTAAAAATGAATTGGCTACACTAAAACAAAATATAGGTTCACCAGTTGAGTTTAGACAAGTTTTAAGAAACAATAAAGGATTATGGTTTGGTGATTACTATAATGTATATCATAATGGATATTATCAATCAATCAAGAAAATAAAATGGACAATTTATAATAAAAGAATGAAAGGAGCCAAGAAAGGTATTTATATGATACAATATTTAAATGAATTGATAAAGTTAGACCAAATGTTTATTTTGGATAATTATGATAATCTAAACAAATTTGAACAAATAGAGTTTGACGAAAGTATAAGGAAAATTTCTTTTAATTTAGAAAATAATATACCTTTGTATTTAGACAGCGCATTTGAAAAAGATATTTTTAAGAATATAATAATTTTTTTGGTAAATAATAGCACAGAAAGATTTCTATTAAAACATCCAGATTTTAATAAATTTAAATTATCCGAAGAAGATGATCAAGAAGATTTAGATGAAATTGAAAAAATGGTTGTAGAAAAAACAAATAAAAAATTTATTAGTGATGAACTATTAGTAAATGCATTAAATAGATTACAAAGTGAAAACCAAACTAATATTTTATGGAATTATCTTAAACAAGTTATCTATCAATTAAAAACAACACAATATGGAAGATTTTTAATACGGAAAAATAAAATAAATAAAAGCTTTTTTTATTTTCCAGTCGGAATGGATACTGACCATAATATTAATCTTAAAAATATTTATAATATAGCAAAAGCATTATCACATACAAGTGATTGGGAATTATTAAGTTCTAATTATAAAACCCTATTATTTGATTCTAAATTTGATTTTTTTCAGAAATATTTAAATGATATACCGTTTAATAATTGGTTAAAAATAACAAATAACATCAATATTCAAGAAGGAGATAATGATAAAGATATGAATCAAATTATGAATAATATTGCTAATGGTTGGAATAAAATTAAAAAATTTTTAGTATGGGATTATTTGACATATAATGGTTTATTATCTGAATTTAAAGTAAATTTAGACATAACGGATCAAACACAATTACCAATTGATACTAATATTAAAAAGAAAGTGATATGGAAAAGATTAGAAGAAAAAATAAATAAAAAAAACTATTTAGAAAAAGCACATTATTTTCTAACCAATGAACCGTATAAAGAACTACAAAAATTTCATAATATACAGAATGAAAAATCTTATTTTGAGGCATTAACTTCAGAATTACTTTATTATTCCTTTTATGCAATGGATTGGATTTCCCAGATTAATTTTTTTAATCATTATATCAATCATCAAATAATGTATGTAACTGGTAGTACTGGTACAGGTAAATCAACCCAAGTACCAAAATTATTACTTTATAGTTTGAAAATGTATGATTATAATCCTATTGGAAAAGTAATATGTACCCAACCTCGTATTCCCCCAACAGTTGATAATGCTACATGGATATCAAAAGAAATGGGAGTTCAAAATATTAGAAAATCAAAAAAGAAGTTAGATATCAAAACAAATCAATATTATTTACAATATAAACATCAACATGATAAACATACGAAAGAAAATTGTAATCATTTAACTATTAGAATGGTAACTGATGGGACATTATTAGAAGAACTTACTACTAATCCATTAATGAAAGAAAAAATAAAAAAACCATCAAAAGATAATAGTGGTCTTAACTCGATAGATTTTATTTACTCATTACAAAATAAATATGATATTATAATTGTAGACGAAGCTCACGAACATAATACTAATATGGATATTATATTAACATTAGCACGTCAAACTTGTTTTTTTTAATAATTCAATAAGATTAGTTATTGTGTCAGCTACTATGGATGATGATGAACCAATTTATAGAAGTTATTTTAATTTAATTGATGATAATGTTGTATATCCACTTAAACAACCTCTTATACTACATCCAATTTTAGATATTGAAAATTTTTTAATAGATTCGGGTTATTTAGATAGAAGAATACATATTTCACCACCTGGACAAACTACACAATATCGAATAGATGAATATTATAATAAAGAAATAGAAAATAAATTATCAAAAACGGATCACGCCAATAATTCAATTATAGCACAAGAAGAAAGTTATAAAACAATATTGGAAATATGTGATAAATCCCCAACAGGTGAGATTTTATTATTTCTAACAGGTAAGTATGAAATTAAAAGAGCATTAAATTATTTAAATCAATCTTTACCTAGTGGTACTATTGCTCTACCGTTTTTTTCAGGAATTAATGAACGTTATCGTGATATGATTTCTAAAATAAATATTAATAAAAAAAATATTAGAAATTTTAGAGAAAATATAGAAACAGCCTGGGATGAAGAATATATTGATGCAAAAGATGTAGCAGAAGGAACATATAAAAGAGTTGTAATTATAGCTACTAATGTCGCAGAAGCATCTATTACAGTTCCCGGATTAAAATATGTTGTTGATACTGGTTATGCTAAAGTTAATTCATATGATGAAACATTAGGTACATCTAGTTTAAATGTTGAAGAAATATCAGAAGCAAGTCGAATTCAAAGAAAGGGTCGGGTTGGTCGTATAGCTAATGGCGAAGTCTATTATATGTATGGTGAAAATAAACGAGCAGATAATAAACCAAAATATGGAATAACTCAAGGAGATTTTAGTGGCAATTTTCTAAAACTAGCCGTTACATACGATAAGAGTAAAGTAAATGATTTGTTAATATATGACCCAAAGTATATAATTGGAAAGAAAATAGATGCTATTATTCAAAAACAGTATATTTATCATGAAATAGATTATATTGTATCAGATATGTTTCGAAGAAAAGGAGGAGGATGTGACCATATCCAATTAATAGATAGATATGGTCGGTTTTATATAATACATCCATTCGAAAATAAAATTAAACGTAATATTAAGAATGAGATTATAGAGTATAATGATATCAAACAAGTTAATAGCATTGATAGAAAAGACTGGAATAACATACTACAAGACGTTGTGACTAAAATGTTGTATTTAAATATTGAAGGTAGTGATATTCGTGAAATCGATATTGAGGTAGCCCAATATAAGAAAACAGTTTATAATGATAGAATAAATGAAACTATTCAAGTAATGGAAGCATTTAGACTAGAAAGATTTGAAGCTATTTATTTATTAATTGGTACTGGTTATAATATACAATTAGAAGTATGTGAAATATTAGCCATGTTGAGAACCATAGATTATAATATTAGTTCTCTTGCACCAAAAAATGTACGAAATCCTAAAATATTAGAATTTGATAAATTATATCAACAACATCAAAGTGACTCAGATTTAATATCAATTCATAATATATGTAAAATGTTAAGAACTTATATGAATAAACTATTAGTCTATCAAATATATAATAAACAAAACGTAATTAATAAATATAAAAGAGAATATGAACAACTTGTAGAACAATATAAAAAATTAAGATTTACTATTAACCCTCCAGCTGAATTTGAAGATAGCTGGAATATATTAAATTGGCTAAAAGAAAATGGAAAATTAAATTCTAAAACTGGATTCCTTTACTGGTTAAGTAGATCAAAAAGTTTCATAAAAACACTAAAAGAGGATTTAATGAAAAATTATTCTAATATAGAAAAAGTATGTTTGAATGAAAATTTAAATTATAATAAGATACTTGATTATTATGATAATTTAATTAATATTATAATTAGTATTAAAACAACCGAAAAAGACTTGGAACAGGATTATGGCGAAGTATCTCCATTTGAATGGGTATTAGAACTTGGAAAAAATTTACTGAAATCATTATTTAATCCAACTATTGAAAATAAAATAATAACGACCTTTGTCTTTAGTTTGCCTATTAATATAGCTATTCGAATGGAAACATCGGATTATCTTTATACATTGATAAAAAAGGGATTAAAAACAAATGTTCCAGTATTATTCAAAGATAATCAAATAAATACATTGTGTACAAGCGTAGGAAACTATTTATATTATGTTAATATTAAAAAGAATAAGGATGGCACGAATGAAATAAAAATATTATCTAATATCCATCCTAAAATGTTAGCATATATTTATCCATTACATTATAATCCAAAAAATATTAAAAATGAATATGTTGTTGATGGTCCAAATAATACTAAAGATATAAAAAGATTCTATGGGAATAATTGGGATAACTTTATTTATCTAATAAAGAATCATTTCACTCTAACATACTTTCCTCTAAATAATTCAGTTGAATTACCCGTTATTAATATGTTTATGAAAAACACCAAAGTAAGGAATAGATAACAAAAATAAAAATATTACACAACTAAATATTATAAAAGTATTTTAATTTATTCTATATATTCTACCCATTCATTTATTTTTGTTTCTTCATATCCTCTCTCTTTTAACGCACCCTCAACTTCTTCTTTCAGTGTTTCAGTAGTTTTTATTCCTCGCTTTTCCATTATAACACTTATTATATTACCAATTTCTTCACCTTCAGAAATTTGTATTTTAACTTTATCAGAATAACCAGATAAGCAATTGACCAACCTTGATATTCTACCAGTAAAACATTTACATTCACTTTCTTGCATTTCTTCATTTAACCTTTGTTTTATTTCTTTTTGTAATTCATTTGATAAACTTTCCATTTCTATAACAATGGCTATAAATAGTTCCTTAAAAGTAATGTCTAACATTGTATGTACGTCTTTACAATCCATATACTCTGTTATGATTTCTTTAGTTTTTTTATCTAATTCAATCCAATCTAAATAAGTTAAT